TACATATTACTTAATTAAAAAAAGGGGTAAGAAATTGCCCCTTTTTTTATATTTATTACCAAAGGATTATATTATGTCAAACGATTATGAAATATTCAAAGGAAAATCATTATCGTCATTGTTTCAAGATATTTACGAAAATCAAAACTACAACAGAAAACAATTAGATGTCTTAACTAGAAATATTACTTCTATGATTAAAGACGGAGATACTGCTGTTCAAATAGTTCCTATGATTAAAGAGTATTTAGAAATCAATGTTCGTAATGATGAATTACTAGTAAAACTAGCTAGTATCGTTCAGAAGATTATTACTGCTGAAAGTAAAGGTGAATCAGAAAGTGAGTTTGGTTTATCTGAAATAGAAAAGCAAGAAATAATGAACACCATACTTGAACACGATACAAAAGAATTAGAAAAAAATGCTGACAAAATCAGAAAAGATATAGAAGCAAAACAATAAAATGCCATACCGAGTTTTTAAAAACAAATCAAATACAAGAATTGGAGGCCCACTTATTAACAAAATTAAAGGTGAGGTTACATCTTTAATACGCGAAAATCAATATGATTTTTATGAATTAGAACCATTTGAAGTTCAAGAAGTTTTGTTGGATAAAAAGTTATTTGAGGGTGAGGGAGCATTAAATTCAAAATATTACGGAGCAGTTCGTGGTAGGTTTATTAATGATTCAAATCAAGCAGTTCTTGATAATGGTGGTAATGGTTTTGTTTTACCAATGGACTCACACATTAAAAACTATCCTGTTGTTGGAGAAGTTGTTGTGTGTACAAATTTTTTAGGTAGAACATATTACACTAATATATTGAATTGGAGTAATAATCCAAATAACAATATTCAAGCTGGGATATCATCAAATCAAAAAGTTAACTTACCAGCACAACCACAGATTACAACTGATATAGAATACGGAAACCCCGTTGTTTCAGAACCTGGTGATGTAGTAATTGAAGGTAGATTTAATAATCACATTACATTGGGTAAACAAGATGAAGTTGGTTCTTCAATTAAATTAGTTGCAGGAGATGACTCAAATGATATTAATAAATCTAAAGCCTCTATATTTATACAAGACGGGGGTAGTGTTACCGTAAATAACCCAAATAAAAAATATCCAGCTACAATAGTTGCTGGTGCTAAAATTATTTTAAACGCAGATGATATTGTAATAAATGCTAGAAATAGTTTAAAATTACAAGGTGGAGATATAACAGAAGTTGTTGGTGGAGACTTAGAACTTAAACATAATGCAGGTGGTAAAATAGTAACTGGTGAAACAGAACAATTTATCGAAGAAATAAAATCAAAAGCAGTAAAAGAAGCAACAGATATTATCAATGAACAAGTTCAGGTGTTGAAAGATACTGCTGGGATACTCGTAGAAGAATATAATAGACAAGTTAAACAAATAAAACAATTAACAGATTCGGTAAAAGATGTTAAGAAAAATGTAAAGAAAACAATTGATAGTGTTAGAAAAACATCATTTACAGTAAACGGAGAAAAGTTTACAAAAATTCAAGACAAAATAAATAAATTACAAGCAGAGTTAGGTGCTACACCACCAACAGACCCAGTTAAAATAGCAAGAATAACTGTGGAGTTAATTGATGTGTTTAGAAGTTTTGCAACATTAGATTTTTTAAACCAAGATATCGTAACAATTGAACAAAAAAGTTAGGAGTAAAAATGAAACAAGGTAAATTCGTATCGTTAATAAAAGAAGTTGTCAAACAAGAGGTTAAAAAACAGATAACCGATATACTTATTAACGAAACAAATATTCCCAAAACAAAACCAGTAATTAAGAAGAAAAAAGTTAAGGAACAACAATTTACAAGTGACCCAACACTTAACAAAATTCTAAATGAAACTGCACAACAAGAAGAATATCCAACATTAGGCGGGGGAACTTTTGACTCAAGTCGTATGACCGAAATGTTAGGATACGGAAGTGGTTTAGGGAATAAAGAAGTTAAACGAGAAGTAGCGGCCGCAAGCACAATTCAAAGTGCGGGTATGAATCCAGATGCAGCTCCAGAGCACTTAACAAACGCACTGACAAGAGACTATTCAGATTTAATGAAAGCTATAGATAAGAAAAAAGGTAAATAATGGCAAGTGCAAGAGAAAACGATTTAAACCCAGATATTTTCATAGGTTTAAAACTTCCTTTCAACAGAGATAAATCAGGTTTGTTTGGTAGAACACAAACAACATTAGAACAAGCCGGTTCTAATATAAAAAACCTTTTGTTAACTGCTAAAGGTGAACGAGTAATGCAACCTGATTTTGGTTCTCGTTTAAGAGAATTATTATTTGAACAATACACAGAAGATTTATCATCAAGAATACAAAATGAAATACAAGAAGCGATTTCTACTTGGTTACCTTATATTAATATTTCTAGTGTAAACATAGTTCAGTCAGATGAAGACCCAAACACAACAAGTGTTGATATTGATTTCGCACTAAACTATGAACCAGATAGATTTAATTCCATTACTTTAAATTTTGACGGAGATTCAGAATCAACGAGTATTGGATATTAGGAGTAAATAATGGCATACGAACTAACAGGAAAAAAGAAAAATAAAGAAGTTAGATATTTGAATAAAGACTTTTCTCAATTTAGAAATAATTTGATTGAGTTTTCAAAACAATACTTTCCAAACACATATCAAGATTTTAATGAATCATCACCAGGTATGATGTTTATTGAAATGGCATCTTATGTTGGTGATGTTATGTCATATTATGTTGATTCACAATTCAAAGAATCTTTACTAGGATATTCAGAAGAATTAAGAACACTTTATGCAATGGCTCAATCATTTGGATATAAACCAAGATTGTCTGCACCTTCTTCAACTAAATTAGAATTTTTCCAATTAGTTCCAGCAACTGGTGAAGGTAATAATATAGCACCAGACTATGATTATGCATTAAACATTAAAGCCGGAACAAGAGTAGAAACTTCAGACGGAGTGGTATTTAGAACAATTGAAGATTGTGATATGAGATATGAATCATCAAGGTCACCAAGAGAAGTGGAAATTTTTGAAAGAGATTCAAGTAGTGATACACCAACTTATTATTACATTAGAAAAGAAGTAAGAGCACAAAGTGGTAATATAACTGATGAAGATTTTACTTTTGGTGGAGCAAAAAAATATGATAAAGTTCTATTATCAAATTCAAATGTAATAGATATTATTAGTTGTACAGATTCAGATGGAAATACTTGGTATGAAGTTGATTCATTAGCTCAAGATACAGTGTTTGATGAATATGAAAACAATTCAGACAATGACCCAGAATTATCACAATACTCATCAGAAGTTCCTTACATATTAAGATTAAAAAGAGTTTCAAAAAGATTTACAACATTTAAAAGACCAGATGGAAAAACAGAATTAAGATTTGGTGCTGGTATTTCAGATAATGCTGACGAGGAAATTATACCAAATCCAAATAATGTTGGTTCAAACTTACCTGGTTCACCTTCAAAATTATATGAAACATTTGACCCAAGTAATTTCTTAAAAACAAAAACTTACGGACAAGCTCCTTCCAATACAACACTAACAATTAATTATCAATATGGTGGTGGAGCACAAGATAATGTAGCGGCTGGTAGAATTAATAAAATTTCTGGTATTACATTTGAAATAGACGAGTCAAACCTAACACCATCAGTTGTTAACTTTGCTAAAACATCAGTAAGAGCTTCTAACATTGAAGCATCAAGTGGTGGTATGGGAGCAGAAAGTGTTGAAGAACTAAGAGAAAACATTAAAGCATATTTCCAATCACAAAATCGTGCTGTTACAAAAGAGGATTATATTGTTAGAACTTATGCATTACCTGACAAATATGGAAACATTGCAAAAGCGTATATTACACAAGACACGATAGTAGATGAAAATCAAGCCGACCCACAACCAAATCCATTAGCATTAAATCTATACATTTTAGGATTAAATACAAACAATCATCTTGTAAATGTAAATGATGCAGTAAAAGAAAATTTAAAAACTTATCTAACAAGATTTAGACCAGTAACTGATGCTGTTAATATTAAAAATGCTTATGTAATAAACATAGGTGTTGATTGTACTATATTAACAAAAAATGGATATGACCAACAACTAGTTATTACAAATGTTAATCAAAGAATAGCAGAATATTTTGATGTAGATAGATGGCAAATAAATCAACCAATCATATTATCAGAATTACAAAATGCTATAGTAAGTGATGTTGAGGGTGTTTTATCAGTTACAGATATTACAATAACAAACCAAGATACTTACTCATCTACAGCAGGTTATAGTGGTAATAGATACAATATTGCATCTGCTTTAAGAAGTGGTATTGTATATCCAGCAAAAGACCCAAGTATATTTGAAGTTAAGTTTCCAAATAACGACATATCAACAGCGGTTGACGGAGGAGAAGGATAATGCATTTATTTGAATTTGCAGAAAAAGACGCAACACTTTACGAAGGTAGTGCTACTCAAAGTAGAAATACTGGGTTAGATGAAATATTAGAGGTTCGTAAAGATATGAACGCTGATGGTTCAGTCGTAAATGTATCTAGAACACTTATAAAATTTAACCTAACTAATATATCAGAATCAATTGTAGCAGGAACTATTCCTGAAAACGCAAGATATTATTTAAATCTATATGATGCTAATTCAAAAGAATTAACAACAAGTCAATCATTATTTGCGTATCCAGTTAGTCAATCTTGGGTTCAAGGTGATGGTAGGTTCTTTGACCAACCAGCAACTACTGAGGGTTGTTCTTGGAGATATCGTGACGGAGAAACAACCGGAACACAATGGGTAAGTGGTTCAAATAATACTGGTGGAACTTGGTTTAACCAATATGAAGCATCTCAATCATTTAATCACGAAACAACTGATATGAGAATGGATGTAACCGATATCACTAAACTATGGTTGAGTGGTTCTATTGCTAATGAAGGGTTTATGGTAAAACGCTCAGGTAGTGTTGGTAACACTTCATCATCATTGGACGAGGGAAGTACCGATAGTCTTGGACATTTCGCATTCTTCTCAAGAGATACACACACAATTTATCCACCAAAGTTAGAAGTAGAATATGATGATTCTTCTTTTAATACAGGTTCATTATCTACATTAAGTTCAGACGATATTGACGAAGTTATGATTTATATGAAAGGTTTACGACCAGAATATAAAGAAAAATCAAAAGTTAAATTTAGAGTATATGGTCGTGAAAGATTTCCAACAAGAACTTATTCAACAAGTTCTCAAAATCTAACGGTAAAATTTATTCCAAGTCAAAGTCAATATTCAGTTAGAGATGCTTTAACAGAAGATGTTATTATACCATTTTCAACAGGTTCTTATTTAAGTTGTGATGGAACAGGAAACTTTTTCAGATTAGATTTAAATGCGTTTCAACCAGAAAGACACTATCGTTTTCTTTACAAAGTTGTGAGTGGTAGTGGAAACACAAGAGTAGAACACATTATAGATAATGACCACATATTTAAAATAACGAGGTAAACAAATGCCTTTTACAGAACAAGAATTACAAGAATATCAGTTTTATCTACAACTAAAAGAAGAACGAGATAAGAGATATGAAGACTTTTATACAGAAGCTATATCCGAGTCAGATTCCGATACAAGAAATCATTTATTAGTAAAAGATACCAATACATTGTATAGTTTTGAAGACATTGATGAAGAAAGAAGAAAAGAAGCACCATTTGGTAGAATTGGTTTAGATGATGACAATCATTATGTCCACAAAGTAAATAGATATCCTGTATTTGAAAAGGGAGAAAAATTAGAAAAAGTAATTGATACAGAAATCAATAGTTTAATTCCATTAGCTCCAAGTCTACCTACAATTAGATTACACAACGCACCAAACAATAATGTTTTATCACCACAAAAAGACGGAGTAGGATTTACATTATTATCACCTTCAAGAGAAGAACCCAATGTTAGAACAAACGGGTATACAATTGATTTAGTTAACGGAGATATAGTTGGTTATTTTGATTGGAACGATAATGAAGGACTTGGTTTAAATTTGTGGTATTTAGAAGAAAATAGAAAACGAAGATTTCCTACAATGAGAATTTTTAAATCTTATATTGGAACTTTTATCAGTAGATATTATGAACAAGAAATTATAATTGCACATCAAGGAGATTTAGAAAATATTTTAAACGGAAAACCAATGCAATTTAATGTGGAATAATTATGACATTAGAACTATCAAGATTAAAACCAA